CCTCGGAAAGCGCGCAGAAGTTGGGGGTTTTCCTCTTGACACGAAGAATCTTGAGGAATCTCGAGGATTTTCCTTGCTTTTTCAGAAGCATGCTGTATAATGGCAAGCAGCCAGCAGCCAAAACTGGCTAGCCAAGGCCTGCTAGCCGTAGCCAAAGCGGAGGCTAGCAGGCCGTCCGCTTGAGGCTCCCGGCCTGCTAGCCTCCTCAAGCAAGCCGCGCGCGCGAGACCTTGCGATAGAACACTCGGTCACGCATCCCACGGAGTACGCGAAACAGGTACTAGCCGGACAGCATACGGTCAACAATCGTGTCCGCCTAGCCTGTGAACGCCACCTCCACGATTTGACGCGCGACGACATCTACTTCAACGAAGAGGAGTTCGAGCGTCTCCGCGCGTTCGTCTCCGATCTTGAGGTAGCAGACGGCCATGAGTTGACAGGCCAGCCGATGGTCATGTTGCCCTGGCAGTCATTCTTTCTCGGGAGCATCCTCTGTTGGAAGTTCACCGAGACCGGGGGTATTCGGTACAAGCAGTCGTACTGCACCGTAGCCCGCGGCGCAGGAAAGTCCACGATGATGGGCGTCCTGCTGCTCTATGTCAGCCGATATTGGGAAGGGTCTGATAACCTCTGCCTTGCGAACAAGGTGGACCAGTCCCGCCAGGCGTTCGACGCCGCGAACAAGATCGCGATGCGGGCGTATGGCGACTGGCGATCCGAGGACGAGGCGGAGGCTGACGGTGCGTTGTACGAATGCACCATGCGAGAGACGAGGTGCCGAGAGAGCAAAGGGCGATTCCGCCCGATGGCTTCCAAGACCAGCACCCTGGACGGCACCAAAGCCATCCTGTACGTCTGCGACGAGACGGCCGAGGCGAAGGAGGACTACCTCCAGAAAGTCGTCTCGGCCCTGCCGAAACTCCGCGACAGTTTCATGGTGTCAGTGACGACGCCCGGCTCGCCGGAACTCGGGCTGGACAGCCCGTACTACACCCGCGAGAGAGTGGCCGTCGAGGCCATCAAACCGGAGAACTGGGATAAACTCAACGTCTTTGGCTTGTTCTACGGGCTGGACGAAGGGGATGACCCGGAAGACCCGAATGTCTGGCAGAAGGCCCAGCCGTCACTTGGCCATGTCATCCCGGTCAGTGCCTACAAGCGTCTTCTCGAAGAGTATCGCGCCCAGGACGCCCTGCACAATTGGGAGCGATACCAATGCTGTATCTACTCCCTCTCGGGGCTGTCGTGGCTGCAACTGGGCGAGTGGCGGCATGTATCCCGGCCCGTCTCCACGACGCCCCCAGCGGGAGTACCAGTCTACGCGGCTGTCGATTTCTCCAAATCTTTTGACCTTACAAGCCTTTGCTGGGGCTGGTGGGCCGAGGGCAAGTTCCACGTCCGGTGGCACCACTGGGCGATCCGCGACCCGCAGATCAATAGTCACGTTCGGCATTACCAGAAGTTTGTTGACAACTGGGCACGCCACGACTATGTAGATGTCGTCCCCCACCGCGTATCTTATGACGCGGTGAAAGAAAAGATCCAGAGTCTAGGCCCGAATGTGGTCCGCTGCGGGTATGACGCCCTTGGCGGCATGAAGACGGAAGTTCAAGCCTGGGGCGACATCGAGAACAACTACAGCCCACTTCGCGGCGACATGCCGATGTGGAGTCTCCCCCAGACGATTGTGAGCCTCGGACCGGCGACGTACCTGCTTGAGTCGTACATCCGGAACGAGACGATCGTGATGAATGACGATCTGATCGTCGAGTACGCCCTTCCCAATGTCCAACTGCAAGAAAACGCCAATGGCGACCGCCGCCCCTGCAAGATGCAAAGCATGGGCATCATTGACCCGATAGTCGCGTGTGTGATGCTCATGGCCGTCCTCATCAAAGAGGGCGCGGAGAGGCCCGGAGCCTACGCCAAGGACGAGGACATCGTGGTATGAAGAATCCCCTCAACGAGATCCGTCGTCTGTTCAAGATGACGAAGTTCGGCGGCAGCGTTCAGCAGTTGCCGGACAGTTGGTGGAACTGGGAGCGCAAGACTTTCAGTCCCGACGATCTCGTCGCCGACCCGTTCAAGGCTCTCGGTTTCACGCCGATCAGTCGAGCGATCCAGGTGGTGTCAAACGACATCGCCCGCGTGCCGATCCGCACCGAGAAGAAGATCGACGGTCACTGGGAAGTCGTGGACGACAACCCGGTGATGGACGAGATCCTGAACGAGATCCCGAACACCCACTTCTCGGCGTACGAGTTCCGTGGCTGGATGTGCCGAAGCATGATGCTCTGGGGCAACGCCTTTGCCCTCATCAGTCGGTGGGGCAACGAAGTCCGTGAACTGATCCCGGTGCGTCCGTGGGACATGGCCCTGTTGCCGGACACGGAGCGTGGCGGTTGGTACTACCACTCGTCCGAGTACGGCGACATCAAACACACCGATGTCCTGCACTTCCGCATGCCGTCGTACCAGCGGATGCTTTGGGGCGAAAGCCCCGTGATCCTCGGACGACACGCCGTTGCTCTCGGGCAGGAGCAGGAGGCCGCCGGTCGGTCTGCGTTCCAGATGCCCGGCCTCGGCAAGATCGCCATCACGACCAAGGAAACGATGGGCGGCGAGGCTGTCCGTCGTATGCAAGAAGCCTTCCGGGGAGCCCATAGCGGACCGGAAGGTATGTTGCGTCCGATCGTGGTGCAGAACGAGTCCGACGTAAAGCAGGTTGGTCAGAGTCTTACCGACCAAGACTGGATCGCGGCTCGGAAGTTCTCAATCAACCAGGTCGCCCAGATGTACGGCGTCCCGCCGCAGATGCTCTACAACTTCGAGGCCGAGTCGGCTTCGGGCGTTTCGGAGCAGGCTCGCCAGTACGTCGACAACTGCCTGAGCCAATACACCGCAACGTGGGCCGCGGAACTTGCGTGGAAGTTGCTTCCACACATGCCGGACGGCGAGCGGTATCGGTTTGTCTTTGACACGACGCAACTCGTCCGTGGCACGTTCTCGGAGCAGGTCGCTGCTATCCAGATCGCTGTCCAGACGGGCGTCATGACCCGCAACGAAGCCCGCGAAATGATGGGATTCAACCCCATCGAGGGCGGAGACGAGGTGCTGATTGGACCCAACATGCTCCCGGTCGAACAGAACCAGCAACAGGCTGGAGATCAGGGCAACGGGGATGCTGACGAGCCTGGGGGAGAGTGACGGTCCCGTCATCTTCCGCGGCTGCGCAGTTCCCTACAACGAGACGAGCCGGATGCTGTACGACCGCGCCCGTCCGTACCGCGAGCGATTCGTTCACGGTGCCCTTCAATGGAGCGAAGACACGGTGATGCTGGTGCAGCATGACCAAAGAGGCGTTCCCCTTGGCCGTGTGGCTGCCGGGACGCTGGCGTTCGAGGAGGCGGCAGAGGGACTCATGTTCCGCTGCAACCTCCCCGAATCACGAATGGATATCCGCGAGGCGTTGGAACGCGGCGACCTCGACGGCTCTGTATCCATCGGCTTCCAGTGTGAGGACGACGATTGGATGCATACGAAGTCGGCCAGCCTTCGCACGGTGCGTAAGGCACGATTGGCCGAAGTTTCCGTAGTTACCGCTGGAGCCTATCGTGGTGCCCGCGGCTATATGAAGGAGTCCTGAAATGGACGACCTGCGTTCGCTGCGGGAGCAGCGTGATGAACTCCGTTCGCAACTCGATGCGATCATGGAGCGCAACGACAGCATCGACGACACTGAGTCGATCGAGGCCCTGGAGCAGGGAACCGCCCGCATGGCGGAACTCGACGCTTCCATCCGTTCCGCCGAGGCGAAGGCCCGGTACAACGAGATGCGAGAGGTTTCTCGCGGTTCGTACTCGTTCAAGACCGAGAAGGCTTCGGCCGGCCAGTCGGATGGCGAGTACCGCTTTGTCATGGACGGAACCGACGTCCGCGTCGAGGGCCGCGCTGCTGGTGATGCGGCTGCTGTCGGCGGCGTTGATCCTTCCTCGTCGCTTCCGGGCATGTCCTCGGCGACTTGGGGTGATATGTCGGCGGCCATCCCGGTGGACCTCCAGGCGGAACTCATCCGCAAGTTGCCCGCCAAGGCTGTGATTCGCCAGTTCTTCCAGACCCGCACCTACAGCAACGACATCGAACTTCAGCGAGTCGGTACTCGTGTTGCGAGCGAGGCGACGTTCAACCTTGGAACCGCCAACGCGGTTGCCAGTGTCGACGAGTCCGGCTCGTACCCGGCTGTCAGCATGTCGCTGGATCGTGTCCGAGTGAACAACTTCAAGACTGCGGCGAAGTCCAACGTCACCGAGGAGTTCATGAAGGACGCCCGCGGTCGGGCTGTTGCGGAACTCCTGCTTCAGCATGCCGAAGAACACGCTCGACTCTGGGATCGTGCCTACGCTGCTGGTGCTGGCGGGACTTCCGGACCGGAAGCCTGCTTTGACGGTGCCGAGACTTACGTCACCGACAACCAGGCTTCTCTGAGCATCGCGGCAGCCGAGACTACAACTGGAACCACCGCTGCTGTGGCGTGGACCAATGCTCTTACCGATCTTCGGTACGACGAGATCCCGGCGCAATATTGGGGCGGTCTCCGATGGCTCATGTCTCAGGAGGCTTTTGCTCTTTTGACCCGTCAGGTTGACGCCAACGGACGGCCCCTCTTCCAGCCGCTTCTCACCGGAACTGTTGCGAATTCGCTTGAGGTCGGCACGCTGCTTGGTCTGCCGGTCTATGTCAGCAACAACCTTCCCAACGGTTCGGTGACTACTGGCAACACGGCGGCAATCCTCGCCCACGTTGAGGACTACTGCATCTTCGACCGGGCCGGATTCAGCCAGCAGGTCGATCCGTACTCGGCTGGTGATACCGGAGAGATCATCTACCGTACCCGTATGCGGTCGGACGGTCGCTGGCTGCGTCCGTTCGCGTCCGGCGTTCTCCTCTGGGCAGACTGATCTCAACAACTCACGGAGTCCCCCCCTCCCTTCGGGGAGGGGGGGGCTGACGGATGACAACCATGATTGAGTTCGTTTCCAAGGCAGCCCACAACTTCCAACTCGCGGAGTTCGCGGACCATATCCGTCTGGAGACGACCGACGACCATCCGGCGGCCCAGAGAAGCCTCGACGCCGCCGTCGAGGCGATCGAGGACTGGACCGGGAGGCTTGTCCGGCTTTGCACCGTTCAGCAGAGCGAGGGGTACTTCATCCCGCCGTTCCGAGCCGCCTATTACCCGGTGGTGAACGCGAGCACCATCGTGACCCGCTACGACTCGGAGACTGACGTTTCCGACGATGTGAGCGACTACTACTACGTCCTAAAGAGCCGCGGCGGCTACCACCTCGTGCCCGTGGTCGGCTCCTACCTCGACACGATCCGCAAGACCGTGACCTGGCAGTATCAGGCTGGCAACACCGATGTCCCGGCGAATCTGAAACTCGCCATCTTCGGCGTGGCTGCCCACTTCTACGAGAACCGCGAACTAGTAAACGAAGCGAAACTAGAGACGGTCCCGATCGCGTACCGATCCATCATCGAGTCCTACCGAAACGGTGAGATGTGATGCAGGTCGGCAAGTTCCGCCATCGCATCACCGTTCGAGTCCCGTCCCAGTCCACGGACGTCGCGGGGCAGGCGTCCTATAACTTTAGTTCGTTCGACTGTTGGACAGACGCCAAGAGCATCCGTGGCTACATCTCAGACGCGGGGATGCAGGAGACGGCGGGACGCCGGTACTACAAGTTCACCATGCGACACGACGACCGCATGGACTACGGCTGCGAGATCGTCTTCAAGGAGACGACTTACCGCCCGGAGCGGATCGACCGCTGGGACGAGCGTGACCGATACCTGATCGTGTACGCCTACGAGGTGGACCTGTGATGGACGACAGCCACATTCAGCAACTCTTCGACGAGATCGAAGACATCATCCGAGTCAAGGACAAGGTGGCTATCGGTCGCCTAAAGCGAGGGCTTCGCCAGGCCATGCGGATTGTGGACGCTGCCAGCCAAGCCGAGTACGCCGGTCATCGCTACCGCTACGGTGCTGGCAAGCACAAGCACAAGGAACGAGGCGGGCGGTTCCGGGACTTCGCGTCCAAGGCGACCGCCTACCGCTACCGATTCAACGTCGCCAAGGGAAACAAGCCGTGGCGGTATCAGTCGATGATGAAGCGGAAGGGTAGGGACAACACCTACCAAGGCAACCTGTCCCACCTGCTCGAAGACGGTGCCTGGAACGTGAAGTACCAGAAGCAGAACCGGGCCTACAAGGTTCGGTATACGGCTTTCCAAAAGTCCAGAAGCGCAGCACTTGCGCGTGCGATTCGGGCGTTCAAGGAGGCAATCGGTGTCGGTTCCTGAAACCATCCACGACTTCCTCGTCGCCGCTGTGAACGACGCGACCGTCAAGGTCTCGCCGTTCGTTCGTTCGCACGGGACGGACTTTCCGTTCGTGATCTACGACTTCCAGCAGGATGTCTACACCGGCTCGACACCATCCAGCCCCGGCCCGCCGTTGATTCAGTGGGAGGCTACGGTGGTCGATCGCACCCTCTTGGGTGCGGAGACCATCGCACAGCGGATTGTGACGGCGGCTCCGGGCGACTCTTGCCCTGTTCGCGTCAAGTCTCTGGTTCGGTCCTACGAACCCTCGTATGACGGGCAGAGGCCCGGCGAGTACGTCATCACCATCAACATGGAGAACTTCTGATGGCCCGAGTCATTGGAAACGGTCTTACGGCAACATTTACGCCAACGGATGGCGCAGACGCCTTCACTATAGCCATCACCAGCATTTCCCTCGATGGCGGCGAGCGTCCGATGATCGACATTACGTCATCGGCAGACGGTACCCGATTCGCCCTTCCGGGTCTTCGAGCGGTGCCCACTGGTTCCATCACCGGCGTTCTTCAGGACACCGACCTCACGGCAATCGAGGGCGAGTTGTCTGGCTGTGATATCAGACTGCAACTTACGGTCGCAGGCAAGAAGGACGATTGTTTGACTGCTTTCAATTTTGTCAACAGTTACGTCTACATCACCGGGTACACTACTGATGCCTCGATGGACGAGGCGGCGACGATCACCGTGAACTTTATGATCGCGCCTGTCCAAACAGCCCCGTAACCTGAGACCCCTTGATGTTTACCTTCAAGACCAAGACTGTTGAGATCGACGGGCAGTCCGTGACGCTCCGGGAATTGAGCGGTGCCCAGTGGAACGAGATCACCGAGGACTCCGACATGGCGGCCATCATCGCCCTGTCCTGGGATCCGCAAGGGGCGGTGACAGCGGAGCAGGTTCGCCACTGGCCGTTCTCGATCCAGAAGCGAATCTATGACTTCTGCACTGAACTGAACGGTCTGGACGAAGAGGGAAACTGACGGAGCGGGATCTGGCAAATCACCGTCTCGCCAAGGAACTCGGCATGACGGTAGGCGAAGCCCTTTCCCGCATGTCCGCTCGCGAGTACCTGAACTGGCTTCTTTACTGGCAGTACGAAGCCGGTGAGAAGCAGACGATGGGCCAAGCCCTCCAGGAGATAGCCAAATGGCGACGGTAGGCAATCTCTTTGTCAACGTACGAGGCCGCACCAGCGGCTTTGTGCGCGACATGAAGCGGGCACACAAGTCGGTTCGCAAGGACTTCTACGTCAACGAAGCGATGGCGATGCAGAACCTTCGCAAAGCGAGGGAACGTGTCGGGTTTCTGAATCTTGCTTCTGACGAGAGGTTCGCCGCTGGCATGAAGGGTCTCCGAGTTGCCGAGGCCAGAATGGCAATCGCCGCAAAGCGGCCCGGTAGCAGGTTTGGCACCGAAAGGCGTAGAGAACTGGAGTTCAAGAAAACCCAAGGCCAAGTCTTTGTGAGAACTGCATTCGCTGGTGTTGCGGCAATCGCTGGCGTAACTGTAGGGGCTTTGGCGGCTAGCGTCAGGGCTGCAACTAGATTTGCTTCCGCCGCTTCCGCTCGTACGGAACCATTCAGATATCTCGGACCATCTGGCGGAGCAACGGCTGGAGTTGATGTCTTCAGGAAGATGCAGCAGATTGCAGCAGCCGAGCGGCCTGATGTTTCAGCCGCAAAGTTGAACAAGGCCCGTTCGATGGCTCTGCTAGAGCAGACTGGCATTGAGTACGGCATCATGTACGACAATGCCATTTCTACAGCAATCAGCGTCATAGATGACGTTCTCAACGGGCTTACAAGTGGTGCAAGCACCGAGCAACTTTTGAGGTCCATGACCGGGCAACCGTCTTGGCAACAAATGATGCGGACTAGAGCGATGTCTAGGGACATTTCGGGGTACGACTGATGCCGAGTTTCACCTCCGCCGAGTTCAATGCTTGGGAGCAGGTTGGGTCTCGCCGTTTCAACCGCGGCGGCCTGTTCCAGCCGACTACAGTTTCCATTCGGATTGTGGTTCAGATGCTGTGCGTCGAGGGTTCGCTGACGGCATTTGACCCTGATGCCGTCAGGTACAAGATGCAGGCTGCTGGTTTTGTCATGGAGGTCGGAAGACCTTTTGGCTGGGCCGGATACACCAACCCGGCATTGTCTGACAAAACGCTCTTTGCTGGATACACCGCCGCGGCGGGTGCAATCGGCACAGCAGAAGGCTATGAGGTCACCAGCATCCGCGGCACGCGAGACACCAACTCGGCAAACATCTATTACTTCGACATCGAGTCGGCAATTGTCGAGCAGCAATATCTGAACCACGCCGAGATATCGCTCCAACCGCAGGCTCGTCAAACCAGAGGATTCCGTGTCAATGCAAACAGGCCGACACTGGCAAGCACCACGTCTGGCCTCGTCGACGATGTTCTCCTAGATTACACGCTGTCATCTGATATCAGCGGAAGATCGGTCGATTTCAATACCCAGCCAATCACGCTGACGCTTGCCGGTACGCAACTCATGTTTTCTTGCGTGGTGCGTTCGCCGTACTTTGTCAAGGCGTCGGATTCCGGTTTGACCGTATCTCCGATCTGGTCTTTCTGGACCTACGGGAACGGCGCGGCGGCGACGGGTGCGAGATGGAAAGACGCAAACTCGTTGATGCCGAATATCGCCGGATACCGCGATTATGAGCCAGTCGTAGAGGGTGTCAGTTTCACCAAGATCGTCAACACGTTCCACCGTATGGATATCGTGCTTCGCATAGACGAGTGGTACAACCTGGAACAGATCCCGTTTTCTGTCGATGGCACGATTCCCCCAACATCCGTTAGGCACCAAGGCGGCATTGGTAGCAACAAGTTCAAGATCACCGAAGCCAAGGGTGTTGCGTGGATTGATCCGAACCCGCGTACTTTTGAGCCAGACCTCTCTGCGACTACGACGCTTCCGTTCAATGCTTTGGCGGTCTGGAAGAACGGGCTTGGAACCATCTGATGATTGGACCGCTGACTGGAGTTTGGAAAGGACCATACCTCGGAACCATCACGGGTTCCGAGGTGATTGGCGACAACCGATGGTCCTACAGCATCCAGTCCGCCGCCCGCGAATCGACCGGGTTCTTTGCGACAGGAGACCAAAGCACCTGGACCAACGCCCTGAACCTCGCAGAAGCCACTAACACGACGACAACCGTGCAGGGCGACACCTTGGACACCGGAGAGTCAATCCTGCCGATTGCTGACGGAGAGATCGTACTGTTCTGGGTGAATGTAGAACACGCCTGTTTCGATAGGCCGAATATGTGGGACTGCGGCGGATGACGAGTCGGCGGTGCTGTTGCGACGGTGGCGTTACCGGCTACTACCTATTGCAGCCGTGCTTCAACACCGACGTGTCCCAAATTGTCTACATGCGGTCCGCCGATTTCCTCGCGTGCGGTTTCACCGAACTCGATGTTTACAAGTGGGACAGTTCCGGCCCATTAGACGACCCGTACTGCGGCTTCTGGCTGTTCGCCCCGTACTCAGGAGATCTTGAGGACACCGATTGCAGCAACTACACGCTCAACTCCGAAGGTTGCTGCGGCGGCGACTGCTTTACCGATGATGAATGCTGCGGCTTTGACCAGTGCTTCGATTGGTATCAGATCAATGCGCTTCAGTTGGCCTCGGTCACCGGATATTCCGGCGGCAACGGATCGCAGACGGACTGGTCAGTCGCCATCAACAACGTCTCAGTCTCTTCCTGGTATTGGACTGGCGGCAATTTCAACTATGACGTGACCGTGGACATCACCATCACCGTCTCTGGAATCGGAAGTCTGACGTGTGATGGGAACTCGAACTTCACGACAGCCGGGTCATTCACCTTTACGGTCACGCATTCAAGGGGTGTAACATGCTTGGAGTCGAGCGATTCTGGATTGACGTACCCAGACCCAGATTGCGGAATCCGCGTCTGCACCGGAACGACATCGGACGGAATCACTGATACGTCTGACTGCAGCCAGATCGCCGTAGATGTTGGAACCCTGTCTGCGGCGACACCAAATCTTCGCGAAAACTGCCGGGTACGATCAACATACTCTTTGACCGTTCCGCTCAATTACAACCTCGTTGCTGGAAATCAATCTCTGTGTACGGCCTGTGATTCGGACGGTCGTTGGGCAAATGCAGCACATCCAGCCACGACTATTTCTACCACTCTGACTCTCGTTGGAACATGGGCACCATGAAGCCGCTGAAGAGACTTGACGGCCTGGGCGACCTGTTCGAGGCCGTCACCAAGGCCACAGGCATCAAGGCCGCAACCGAGGCCGTCGCCAAAGCCACAAAAATGGACTGTGGCTGTGAGGAGCGGCGTGATAAACTGAACAAGTTGTTCCCATTCCGGAGGGGCACCGATGGCGTGCAACGCAACGAGGATTGAACTCAGTAACTCGGCGGTGACGACACTGACCGTCACCCTTACCAGCGACCCTGGAGATAGCACGACCGTCTTGCTGATCGTGGACGGCCTCGGCATCACCACATCTGGCACGACCTCGGGCGGCTCGGCGACCCTGACGCCGGTTGCCGCCGTCACGGCTGACACGAACAGCCTGTGGGACGCTGTGATTCAGGTCGGCACCAACCGGCCAGCGGTGGCCGAGGTGCTCATCACCGAGACCAACACCGCCCAGAGCCTCGGTATCACCATCACCGATTCGCAGGTGACCTATTGCGCCCCGACTGGGGGCGGCGGCGTGAGCGATCACGGCGCACTGACCGGCCTTGGCGACAACGACCACCCCCAATACATGCTGAAAAGTTCGGCGATGCCGCCGAACATCAAGACCATCGGAATGGGTCGAGGCGGCTATGCCTCATACACCGCCGAAAGTTACGCCTCAGCGACGATCTGCACGATCGGCGACTCCTACTACACCGCGGCCAGTTTGTCGAAGCCTACAGAGGTCAGCAGTTCTGCCGTGGCTACGTCTTGGGCCAACTTCATCTCGGCGGTGGTGCTGGAAACGCTGACGGCGGCAGATCACATCGACGGCCAGCCTATTCTGATTGACCCGGAAGACCTCGGCGTCGACGGTGCGTTGTATCTGCAAGACTGGCAAAAGGCGTTGAGTGCCAAAAGCAGCACCAGCATCACCCCCAATGCGCCCTATGACGACGCTTCGATCAGTTACACAGGATCGGAGTTCCCAGGAGGCACTGACTGGTCAGTTGCGTACCCGTTGATTCTGGACGCGATGGAGCAGGTCACAACGGCCGTCCGTGCGGTGTGGCCGAACTCGCCGATTGGATGGTACAACGGCGGTCCCGGCGTGTATTTCCCTGGCTGGGTTGCCTCGATCAGAAAGCCCTACGATGGCAGCAACATGTACGAGGCTGCCGAGGAGTATTACAGCAAGATCGCGGCGCAGGACGCGAACTACACGACATGGCGGCTGATCGAGGAGCATGGGGTCGATTGGGCCTGGCTGCCGATGTATCAGTCGTCAGACGGCGGCGTCACCAAGTCTTGGTTCTCCGGTGTTGCGGCAGAGGACCGGCAACGTATCTGGTGGCATCTGATCCTGAAGTATTTTGGTCCCTCGACCGCCTCATGGCCCGACTACGCCAGCAAGTTGTTCTTTGCGGTCACGCCGAACTGGATCTCAAGCGGCGGCACAGATTACAACTACTCCGCGAAGGAGTGGTTCGCCTCCGACGTACAGGATCAAGCCGCCGTGGTGTGTCCGAATTGGGATGACGCAGGAACCCAGTTGCACCCAGACTTCTCAGCGTTGATGTCTCAGTTCTTCGGCGCGCCATCGCTATTGGACATCAATGATCCGATGCGGTCCATTGACGAGTCGCAAGATTACTTGGCGTGGCTGTTTGCTGAAAACGAAGACGAGAAGCCCAGCGGCTATCAGGTGCTGCCGCATCGAAACGAATTCGATGCTGAGGAATTGCCCGATCGTGTCCGTGACCTGAACCTGGCGATCTGGGACGAGTTCTTCAAGTCGCCGCGGTACTACTCGTTGGCCGATGCGGCTCCGGTGTATCAGTTCCGAGACAAGATCGCCTTTGGTGACTTCGACGGTGCCACACCGCTGAACGATACGGATAAAGAACGCTACCAGCGGATCTTCGCAGCGAACGATGTCTACGAACAGGTCAACCTGTATTTCTCGACCGAGCCGTGGAGCGAAGGCGTTGCGGCGATCCTCGACTGGCGTGCGTTGCGGCTGGCTGAGATCTTCACGACCCGGACGGCCTCGTTCTTCAACTACAGCAGCAACACTCTGGACAGCCTGTTCGATGTCGATGCACCGACTCCGGCCGACGGAGAGGTGCTGACCTGGAACGCTACCAGCGGTTTCTGGGAGCCTACCGCTAACGGCAGCGGCACCGTCACGTCCGTCGGGCTGACCGTGCCCGGCGGCTTCACGGTCGGTGGTACCAACCCGATCACGGCTTCTGGCACGTTTGAGATCACGTCGTCGCTGTCCGGCATCATCAAGGGCGACGGGGCTGCGGTGTTCAGCGGTAATGCTGAACTGAACGACCTGGCCGATGTGAACGTCGCCCAGGGTGCTGGCAACGACGGCGACCTGATCACCTATGACCATGCAGCCGGGGCCGGTGCGAAGTTCAAGGGCGTGGCCCGGTCGTCGATCGGCCTGTCCGAGTTCAACGACGATTTGCCAGCTGTGAAGGACTCGTACCTCATGCTGATCGAGTCGCCGAGTGTGAAGGCGTACACGCTCGACGGCAGCGTCACCGCCGATCGCACCATCACCGCCATCTACGCGAAACTCGGTGGCGGCACATCTGCAACCGTTGACTTCAAGCGGACCAGGTCCGGCACGACGGTCGACATCGCCAGCGGTGTCTCGGTGACAACGACGGCTGCTACGCCGTCACTGAGCAACACTGGTCTGGAAGATGGCGACCGCCTGTGGATCAACGTGTCTGCGATCAGCGCGCCGGAGGACATGGAGATCGTCGTGGAATACACCCAATGACGCCGCCGACCGTGCAGTTCATCCCAGCACCTGCATCCGGAGGTCTTGTCTGGGATATTTCCGGCACATTTGATGCTTCGTTCGGTACGGGCGCGAGAGACACATCTCCGACCGTGACCCTTCCTTCTGGTGGAATAACTGGGCTAGTCAATATCGGAGCACGTCAAGACCAATCGACTGGTATCAGGTTTTTTTTCGACAACAACACGAACCGCAACGCTTTCGTTGCCTCTTTCCCGGACGACTTCGCGCAGTTGACGTATCGAGACACGTTGAACAATGTAGATGTGACCACAAATAGCGGTTGGTCTTGGGACACTGGCACCTCTTTAGCGGCCTATATCAGATTGACCGAGTGGTCTAACTGGCAGACCGTATCAGCTTCGTTGCTTGGCGAAACATACACCCTTCAGGCTTGAACCATGAACACTCTTCCCGACTTCGCAAACGCCGTCAAGAACCTTTCCGCCCTGACCTCTGTGCTTGCTGGCCTTGGCTACAAGTTCAAGGAGGCAGCACCACGCACCGCCCTGGATGAGCAACTCATCGACGGGTTGGTGGCGTCTGCCCAAGAACTGATCGCGGCGGCCAACGCCCTGAAGACGATTGCCTACGACCCAACGCCCGAACAGCCGGTGTGACGAATCGTCGGCCATCGGCCATATGAGGCGACCTTTTCTCACCTGAGAAAATGGGGGCAACGTGGCAAGAGTCCTTGCGGTAGGCGACATCCACATCCCAGCCGAACACCCAGGTTATCTGGGGTTCGTGCGGGGTGTCCGTCGCCGCTGGCGATGCGACGAGGTGGTGCTGATCGGCGACGTGTTCGACTGGCACGCCATCTCGTTCCACGCCAAGAGCCACGATGCCCCCACAGCCCTCGGGGAGTACGAGGAGGCCCGTAAGCGGGTCAGAGAGTGGGTCAGGGCATTCCCGACCGCCAGAGTCTGCATCGGCAACCATGACGAGCGTGTGGAGCGTCTCGCGTCCTCTGCGGGCGTTCCGCCCCAGTTCGTTCGTTCGTACGCTGAGACATGGGGCACCGACGGCTGGGACTGGAAGCATGAACACCATATCGACGGTGTGAGGTACTACCACGGGACCGGCCTGAGCGGTCAGAGACCGTCTCTGCGGGCAGCGATTGCCAGTATGACCCCAACCGTCTGCGGGCATGTCCACAGCCAGGCGGGCGTTGCGTGGTCGGCCGGTCCCGGTTTGAACGTGTGGGGCATGGATACTGGGTGTGGGGTCGACGGAGACCACCCGGCCATGTCCTACGGCAAACACCTACTCTCCAGACCCGTCCTGGGGTGCGGTGTGGTGATCGACGGGCACCCCTACTACGAGAGGTTTCAGCCATGAGTGACCCTGAGTATCGACCTGCGGAACATGTCGCCCGTGAGTTACTCGGGATGCTTCTAGAGGATGGGGCCGACGCCGTGGTAGTCACTTGGTGCCGAACCGTGAAGAACGAGACCCGCGTTTACCACGCGAGTCTCGGGAACCGCTACGCAATTGTGGGGATGCTTTCGGATGTCGTCGAGGAGATGACCCGAATCGAAGACGAGATCGAAGAGGAAGACGAGGAAAGCAATCGTGATTGAACTACTTGGAGAAGCAGGCGGAGTTTTGGTCGCGGGGGCCATCCTCTACGCTGCTCGGGAACTCAGGAGGATTGGTGATGCGGTACGCGATCTTGATCTGCGGGTGTCTCGCGTTGAACACTGGTTGCAGCGTCCGGGGGTTCAGCAACCTCCCCGATGGCCCGGCGATGCCTTCGACACTGAGGTCCGCAGCCGCGGTGGCGAGGGCTGAGGCTGATGCACTTGACCAGATTGCTGACCAGAATGAGGGCATCATTCGGCAGGTCATTGGAGCGGCTCAGCAGGCTGCTAGCGGCCTGGGGGCACCGGCTGTCCTGACGGGTCTGCTCGGTGCCGCGGGCGGCTTCTTCGTGCCGACGCCGGGCCAGCGTAAGCGTGAGGCCATCGCAGAGAGCAAGGGCCGCCTCGGTGCTGCCGTCGAACCCAAGGCATAGAAAAAGCCCCAGCGTTTGCTGGGGCTTTTCTTGTCAGCCCTGAGCGTCAGGCTGACCGCCAGTATCTTGTATGCCGCCTCGGCGAGCGATTCCTTCCGAATCGCGGCTACTGGCTTCGCGGCTGGGGAAGATCCTTTCGGATCGACGCCATGTGCTGACCCTTCCTAGTCAACTGGCCCTTGGGGTAAACCCCGCCTGAAGGCTTGTGGTGGCTTCGGTGTCATGCACCGTGCGGATTGGGGGCGTCAACGCCAAGCGTTCCACCAACTGCACGTTCAAGATAGACCGCGATTCGGGGCGTGTCAACCCTCAGCACGCATAATCTTCTGGAGGTCTCGGCGGAGGTTCCCGCTTCGGCTTGACGAGGTTCTGGTCCAGCCGCCGGTGGCACTCCTTGCAGCACGGCAGCAGGTTCGACCACGACAGGGCCAGGTCTGGCCGGTGACGCACCGACTCGATGTGGTGCACATCAGTGGAAGCCCGTCTGCCGCACTGACGGCAGACGGGCTCCCTTCGCAGAACGGCGTTTCTCAGTGAACGCCACCTGCCCGACCCCTGCCCACCGCGGGGGTCTCTGTCTCCGTAGACATCTCTGTACCTCACGGATCGTCCCGGCGAGGCTTCTTGTCTTCCTCCCAAGTCAGAGCCGACAGGCGGTCGTGATGCTCGCGGAGGTAATCAAGCATCACGGGGCCGGACTCGTTGTCGTGACGCTGCTTGTCCCAGTGATCGCGGAACGGTTCATGTGGGTTCTTCTGTTGTGGGTCGATATCAGCCATTGCGACACTCCAGAGATTCGATCCATCCGTGCGATACCGCACAGTCGTTCAGCCTTCGGATCAGATCCAAGGTCTGACCTTTGCTGAGGATGAAGCGTGGCCCGCCCTGTGGCTTGTTGGGTTTCCCGCTTCCACTGTGTCTGAACGCAAACACTCGGTCTCGTTTCGAGTTGACTTCGACAACAACCCATTGCGGTTCTTCGCTCATACTGTCTCCTAAAAGGGTCTAGAGAATCGTTCTTCGGTATCAACCTTGATGTCGATACCCGGCTCGATGTCGTCGCCGTAGTTCTGCGTCGTCATGTCCTGCACGGAAAGGTAGCGGACGAAAGAGTCATCGACAAGGATGCCCGCCTTGACCAGAGCGTCGAGGCAGACCTTCACAGGACCGTCGATGTCTCTCTTTCGCCGATCAGGCCACCAGATGCTCATGTGGATGCGGTAGCCCATCACGCACGGGATCTCGGGATGGCCGGACAGGATCTCCTGCGCCTGCTTCTTCCACGCCCGCATCTCGCTGCTCGTAATCAGCCGAGTGCGACCGTTGATCTTCGCAGGGATCAGCCGGTGGTTCGAGGTCGG